GTACAACTTACCAGAGGTGGACTTTGCACGCAAGACAGGCAGAACTGTCTTCTTGTGCGAAGGTGAGAAGGCAGCCGACGCTCTCAAGTCTTTAGGTGTCGTCGCAACCTGCACGCACAACGGTGCAAGTAACTTCCCCGAAGATGTAGTCAAGCACCTAGTCGGACTCACCATTGCGATAGTCCCTGACAACGACACGGTGGGCTGGGAGTACGCAAGGAAGGCAGTTGCAGCTCTCAAGTCGGTTACAAAGAGTATCCGTGTGGTAGACCTCCAACTCGACGAGGTAAAAGAAGACGCATACGAGTTTGTCTACAAGTATGGTGGTGACAAGGATAGGCTGGTAGACCTGACAAAAGCCACGCAAGCAATCACAAATGAGATGGATGTAACGACTCCTGCAAGATTGATTGACTATGCGCAACCCGAAGAAAAAGCAGAACTAGAGCTGCCACAAGTACCACTACAACGCGAAGGATTCAAGCTCGAAGCGTGGGACAGCATTGAGGACGAACCAGTCGAGTGGTTGATCAATGGCGTGATCCCGCAGAAGTCCTTTGTGGCTTTGTACGCACCGCCAGCCAGTTTCACGTCTTTTATTGCCTTGGACATTGCAGAGTGCATCGCAACAGGCAGACAGTTCCTTGGGCATGAGATAACCCGTAAAGGTGCAGTCCTATACATCGCAGGGGAAGGTCATGGCGGTATCGGGTCAAGGATCAAGGCTTTGAAGACGCATCACAGCACGCCAGTTGGAGCGCCAGTATATTTCCTGAGAAGGCAGGTCAACTTGCGCAGCTCGAAGACAGACCTCCAAGACTTAGTGAACGCAATAGACGACCTCAAGGCTATACACGACATCAACTTCGAGCTGATCATCATCGATACCTTGGCTAGAGCGTTTGGCGGTGGCAATGAGAACGCAAGCGAGGATATGGGTGCATTTATCACGGCTGCTGGCGCTATACAAGGTCGGTATGAGTGTGGTCTCTTAGTGGTTCACCATGCTGGTAAGGACGCAACCAAAGGACTCAGGGGTCACAGCTCATTACTAGGCGCTGTCGACACCGAGCTGGAGATCATCAGGATCGAAGGCGCTCAACCGCCAAAGGGAATACTGCACATCAGCAAGCAAAAGGACGGGGAAGACGGGCAGCGCATCGGGTTCAAGATGGTCGAGGTCAGCTCCAGCAGCTTAAACATTGCGCAGGGCGAAGAGACATCCAGTCTGGCGGTTGAGGTAGACGAAGAGATGGACACAACGCAGAAAGCCACAAAAGAAAAGAACAAGGACGGTCTGGATCGCAAGGGGAATGGTCCTGTCCAGCAGCTCGCGTTGACCTGTCTGCATGACGCAATCAAGGTTCATGGCGAGATGCAGACCATCGCTGGGATGCGCAACAAGTGCGTGAAGTTGGACAAGTGGCGGGACGAATTTAAGTCAAGAAGTGGCAGCGACATACTCCAAGCAACCTTTAATACGAACTGGTGGAAGTCAAAAAGAGACTTGCAGAATTTAAAGAAAGTAGTAATAAAGGATGAGTGGTGCTGGGCGGTGTTTGGCGAAGTTGAGGCTATTGATACGCCAGTTTCTAATGTGCATTCGTTGGTTAAATAACGATAGACGATAGACGAATGGATAGACGAATGGATAGATGACAAAACACCATTTATCTATGCAAAAACGATAGATGAATGGAGATGGTGTGTATGTAATACACCCATCTATCTATCGTTGCAATGAGCGAGTTGGTAATTTTTAAAATTGGAGTTGTGATGGTTAAAAAGAGTTTGAGTAAAGCACTTGGTGGTCTAAAACAGCCAGAATTCCCGATGAATACTTTTGAGGTATTTATGAATTCGAGGTTAGTTGAGCTGTCTGTGGTGAAAAGGGAGCACGAAAAGCGTTGGGGTATCAATCGTTTGATCGAGTTGGTGGACTCTGAGTTTCGGATCAAGGTGTGGCGACAGGCTGAGAGAGTCTTTGAGGCTTCGGTGTCCAGAGATGAGGTGAAGCTCGATCGTGCGGTTGGTGGCATGGTCAAGGCTTATGCAGCGCTAGAGACTTGGGCGGTCGAGAACGGTGTGCCTGAGATGCCAGCGATAGTTGCAGTTGAGCATGAGATGCAAGACGGGTCGGTGATGGTGGTCGTTGGTACACATCACGACGCAACGCTGTATCAGCAGTTCAGACCCGATGTCCAGAACAGACACATCTGGACGATGGAAGAGCTGGAGTTGATCATGGAGTCACCAGTCATCAAGGACACGATGAAGATCAAGGCGCTGATGCCTTGCGCAGCAATGGTCAGACTGGACAAGGACGCGAAAGAGTTTCCACTTGGCGGTGCGACGGGACTCGATGATATGAAGTCTGACGAACTGGAGGCTTCGTCGTTGCCAAAGGTATTCGATACCAGCAAGATGCGTAAAAATACGGCTAACAGGGCTTTGGAGGAGATTTAGATGGCTGGAAACAAAAAGAAGGTTCACGACATTGCGTTGCTTAACACGCTGCCGATTGAGCAGATAACGAATATGTTTGAGGCGGGAATGAGCGAGACGAGGATATGTGTGGCGCTCGGTGTCAGCAAGAAGGCGCTGACCGAATGGATGGACTCACCAGCGCAAGAAGGCTTCTTGTCTCGCGTGCGTGCGCGAGCAGCAGATCATATCGTAGGACAGATGATCGAGATTGCCGACGATACAGACATCGAGGAGGTCAACAAGGCGCGTCTGCGCGTCCAGACGAGGCAATGGGTAGCAGAGCGCTGGAATCCTGCCTCATACGCTCAAAACAAGATGCCAAGCGTGCAGGTCAACTTGTCGGGGATGCGACTGGACGCATTGCGTCGCATTGAGGTGGTCGAGGACATATCCACAGAAAACAGCGAGAAGTTGTCCTAGTTGTCCACAGTTGCGTGGAAACTGGCGAAGTTATGCACAAAACACCTGTCAAACCTGTGGATAACAGCAAAATAACTTTACATAATGGACATAGTATAAAGTAGGTGTAGAGATTAGTATTCGTTTCTGCTTGTTTTCTGCTGACTGATTCGGGTTTACCCCCCCTTCGCTTGGCGCGACGGGTGGCGCTGAAACTGCACCCCGACAGTTACCGACTTAACACCCCCCCCACTACCCCTCCCCACACCCCCACTCATCCCTAAAAAAATAAAAAAAATCAAGGCACAATTCCCCCATGACGACAGAATCAACTGCACCAGTACAAAAGAAACTACACCCGCAGGTTGTGGCAAAGATAGACCGCATCCACGACAAGCAACAAGACGAACTCAGCAAGAATCCCTTTGTTGCGTTCACCATACGCTACAAAAACAATCCAGTCCTATTCGTGAAGGAAGTCTTAAAAGCCAATCCCGACACTTGGCAAGAGACATTTCTCACGCACATAGCAAAGGGCAACCGCAGAATATCGGTCAGATCAGGGCATGGCGTGGGAAAGTCCACAGCAGCGAGCTGGGCGATCATCTGGTACTTACTGCTCAGATACCCCGTCAAGGTGGTGGTAACAGCACCCACATCCAGCCAGCTATACGACGCGCTCTTTGCGGAACTAAAGCGCTGGGTGAAGGAACTGCCTGAGACCTTGAGGGATATGTTGGAGGTCAAGCAGGACAGGATCGAGGTCAAGGAGGCAGCGACAGAGGCTTTTGTCTCCGCAAGGACATCGAGGGCAGAGCAGCCCGAAGCCCTGCAAGGTGTCCACAGCGAGAATGTGATGCTGGTGGCTGACGAGGCATCGGGTATCCCAGAGGCTGTCTTTGAGGCTGCTGCGGGGTCTATGTCTGGACACAATGCCGTGACCCTTCTGCTGGGCAACCCAGTACGCTCTAGCGGGTTCTTCTATGACACCCAGAACCGACTAGCAAATGACTGGGTGACGATGAAGGTGAGCTGCAAAGACTCGCCAAGGGTCAGCGATGCCTATGTCGAAGAGATGAAGTCGAGGTACGGGGAAGAGTCCAACGCATACCGCATCCGCGTACTGGGCGAGTTTCCAAGGTCAGATGATGACACCATCATCCCGATGGAACTGTTAGAACTCGCCAAGCACCGTGATGTCGAGACATCTCAGCACGCCAAGCTGATCTGGGGTCTGGATGTCGCACGCTTTGGTGGCGACAGGTCTGCACTCTCGAAGAGACAGGGCAACGCTTTGATCGAACCCACGAAGATTTGGAAAAACCTTGACCTGATGCAGCTCACAGGCGCAGTCGTCGCAGAGTGGGAAGCATTACCGCCAAGCCAGAGACCGCATGAGATCATGGTGGACAGCATTGGTCTTGGCGCTGGCGTAGTAGACCGTCTCAGAGAACTGGGACTTCCCGCTAGAGGCATCAATGTCTCAGAGTCCCCCGCGATGGGTACGACTTACAGGAACTTACGCGCAGAGCTTTGGTACAAGGCAAAGGCATGGTTTGAGGCGCGTGACTGTCGTATCCCTGCGGACGAGGAGCTGGTGGCTGAACTGGCTACCGTCAGGTACTTCTTTAGCAGCGCGGGGAAAATGCAGGTCGAGGGCAAGGACGACATTAGAAAGCGTGGCTTGAAGTCCCCCGACAAGGCTGACTCGTTTGTCTTGACCTTTGCGAGTGACGCTGCCGTCTCCATGTTTGGTGCGAATACGAGTCAGAAGTGGTCGCAACCGTTGAAAAGAAACCTGTCAAGGGTTGCATAATTCGGATACCAACATTTTTAGGAGGAAATTGCCATGATGAAGAAGACGAAGACAGAGAAAAAAATCTCTAAGGTTTACAACGAATTCAAGGCAGGCAAGATGCATAGCGGATCGAAGACTGGACCAGTCGTCAAGAATCCGAAGCAAGCCTTGGCTATTGCCCTGTCCTCTGCTGGCGTGAAGCAGAAAAAAGGAAAGATGTAAATGGCAACCTCATACCCCAAGAGCTTACAAGGCGCAATGGATCAGATGATGTCCGACAGCGACACATCAAACTGTCCACTTCCCACGCAAGACATCACTCTGAATCTGAAAAACCGCGCCAAGGCGATCACGACTGCGAAGTACGGTCCTGAGAATCCAGCACTTCCTAACACCCCGTTTTGGCAGCGCAAGGCTGACACTTGGGATGTCTCGGTAGACGACGCAAAACAATCTCGTTGCGGAAACTGCGCAGCGTTCAATGTCTCTGACACCATCAAGCAATGCATTGCTGACGGTATCGGCAACGAGGCTGACCCGTGGGGAACTATCAAACTCGCTGATCTCGGCTACTGCGAGATATTCGACTTCAAGTGCGCAGCGTCTAGAACCTGTGATGCTTGGGTTGTTGGTGGTCCAAACAAGGGCGAAGGCGACTCTGGCGACGGTGAAGACATGGGCGACGGTGAAGACGGCTCGGAGTCATTGATAACGATCAACATCGAAGGCAAGGATTGATCCATGAAGACTGGACTCTACGAGAATATTCGCGCAAAGAGAGCACGCATCGCTGCTGGCTCTGGCGAGAAGATGAACAAGGTCGGCTCTAAGGCAGCTCCAAGTGCTGCCGACTTTAGAGCTGCTGCCAAGACCGCCAAGAAGCCGAAGGCTAAGAAGTGAGT